ATAGCGACTGACACCTCACGAATGGGTGTTCTAGCCTTACCATCACGACTGTAAATACTTTTCCCCCTGCCATTCTTGCCAGATAAAATAAAGCCATGCGGGTAATTCACTCGCCCCGCTTTACCGCCCCAAGATGCGCCACCTGATCGACTACCGTGAGCAGATCCGCGTAACATTGATAAAGGCAATGGGTTAAGACCAAACCATAATTTAGCGCCCGCAACGCTCGCGCTCTGAATCTTAATAGCGCGCAATCGCTTGCGAATAAATGCCATTTTCTTTACATCAAGCTCAGACTTAAAGCCCTTGCTTGCTTGCTTTCTTAACGTCGCCGCTGTTCTTTGAGCCGCACGACTTAATGCGAACTTGACTTGCTTTTCAGTAGCGCCCAGCGACTCAGATATTGCATCAATGCCGTCCGCTCTGAAATTAAGATTGAGCATTAACCTGACAACTCAGCAGGCGCAAGCTCAAGCACAGCAAATCCCGTTCCATCAACGTGCGGGGCAGATAGCACGTCAAAAGATTTTTTATCAACATCAACCCGATCACCACGCGCAACGCCTAAAACGTCACGCTCTAAACAGTGAATAGTCGGTCTGCTTGTATCGCTTTCGTAACTGCCAAGCTGGCTATTCAAGTAGGGGTCGTCAAAAATTCCTAGAAACTTTCTAACCATCCCCGTTTGCATACGCAATGTGCAGTTGATGGCAAAATCATCAAAATCGATAAAGTCAGTAATGTCATCCCAGTGCGGCGTTGACATTATTTTTTGCGCTTAGTTTTTGCAGGCTCAACAATTCCAATGCTTTCAGTAGAGAGCGATGGATCTTCATCGGTAACAATAACTTCATCGGCAACAATAATTTCAGCAGGCACTTTTTCGGGTGCGTCCTTAGAAGTAGCGAGCGTTGCTTTTCCTCTGCTCAATAAATCTTTTGCTTCGTTGTTTGATACTTCAACAATTTCACCTTTTCGGGCAATCTCGCCGCCGATCAAAAAAGCCGAGCTAACTTTTAAATAAACTGAATCTGGCATGTTATTTTCTCCAAATGATAAAAAAAGCCGGAACAAAGTCCGGCTTCATCTAAAGGTTAAATCTAGTCAGGTCTTCCAACGCTGAACGATTGACTTCTGCGTAAAGCAAAATCAACATCCTGAAAAACAACAACGCGGATGCGACCCTTTTGCGAGTAAGTATATGGATCAACTAATAACTCTAAGCCGCCCCACATGCCAATCAGCAAGTCAGAAAAGTTACCCATGAAAACATCGCCAGCATTAACTTGGTTAGTGATTTCAGTTTTGTAACCGTTGACAGTATTGCCTTGCTCCCAAATTGTGCCGCCCTGTGCAATAGCCGCACTAGGGAAACGCAAAGTTGTTTTAGCGTGACCTCGGAAACTTGCGTTGCCCACATAAGCCATGCCAGCAACATCAGCATTGTTTAAGGCAATTTGAGTTTCCATTTCAACCAATTCAGCAAAGGTTGGTTGTGCGCCAGCGAATAACACCGCGTGTACGCCATCTTGGTTTGCAATACCTAATGGTTGATGGGCTGAACCCGAACCGTAGTAACCAGCCTTATCAATCGTTAAAGCAAGGGCTTTAGCAAGATCCATGCGAACCAATGCTTCAACATCCAGACTTGATTGAACCATCAATTTGCGAGTGATTTCTGAGAAAGCCGCAACCGTTTTGCCAGTTAGTTGAATTTGACCTAGCTCTAATGCGCTTTGAGTAGCATCAGCATCTTCACCCAACCAATAGCCCTGTGAAGCGGCAACTTGTTTAGGTATATCGATGTTACCCACCAACCCACCCATGACAGAGCCGAGTTGCATGATAGTTGCACGACCTCTTAAAATATCAACGAATGATTGCGCTTGCAGAGTAGTAGCAATTCCAAATCCGCCCGTATCACCAGCGCCAGTTCCAGAAACAGAAGTGTTGATAGCGCGAGTTAAAACGTCAGCCGGAATAATGAACTTATCAGAATTTTTGCCTAGCTTTTCAGCCGCAGATCTTGAAGCCTCAAATTCAAATGCCGCCGCTTCATGTGCGCGACGATCAGTTGGCTCTGTTAATGCACGAATCACTTTCATAAATGAAAAGTTACGCGCTTCTTTATCAGTCAAACCGACGTTAGCATCAGCCATTTGCTCATTTAAAGGGCGTTGAGTTTTGGCATTAACGTGTTCAAGTAAAGAGCGTTGAAATTCCTCAGATGTCTTGCCGTCTTTTACAGCATCACGCGCTAAATCAGCCGCGCCGAATTTTTCGCCCATTTCTAAAATAGAGCGAGTTCTTGATCTTTCAACGTCGGTTGCCGCTTTTATGTCAACAGAAGTGTCGATAATTGGTTGTATTTCCATTTTGGGTAATTCCTCAATAGGTTTAATTAATTCTGGTTTAATTTCTAAATCGATTGACCGCCCAATGCCAACAGAAATGTCAGCAGGAACAGCAACAATAGAAATTTCAAAAGGTTCCCAAGATGTGACCGTCCAAACGTCATCGCCATCGCGCTCTTCAGTAACCTTTGCATCATGTATGATGTAGCCCACCGAAACGTGCTTGCGAATTTTGTCTTGAACGTCTTGGAAAATTTCCTCGGCTTGCGCGCTCCTCCCGAAGCGAACAACAGCCCGACCCCGCCGGTCTGCGTCGATTGAAACAGATTCAACAACACCGATTTGGTCATCGGTATCGTGCTCTAATAAGAGTGGCGCGCCGTCATTAAGACGCGTTAAAACAACTGCGGCAGGGTCATGGCTTAATATCTCACCACCCCACCAGCGAGGCACTTCAACCTCACTTGAAAAAGCTAGTTCAACAGTTCGGTTTTCAATATCGATAGCGCCCACTTCAGCGGCGCGAAACGCGCGCGCATTATCGCGGGTTTTGATTTGATCTAATGTAATCATGGTAACTATAAATATCAGTTGAATTGTCCATGATTAATTTTGTTTGATTTACTTCAATGATTCCTCTTGCGTGTTTTCCTTAGTTATTATTAGCCCATACACAGCTTGGCTTATCTGGAAAATTAATATCTCCATCGACTGAATAAACAGCAATTTGCCTTAATAAATTTCTGTAAGTAATGAACTCGTTTTGATTAGCTAAATATGGGCTGTTAATAGGATCAGCAACATATTACCGTCCCTCCGGCGCTTGATATGCACTAATAACTTCAGGTGTCCAAACTACATCAGCTATTACTCTGACATTATCCGGTAAATCGTTCAAATCAGATATCGGTGAAAAAGTTAGTCTATGATAAGATTGGCTAATTTGAACATCATCTTCCATAATGCGGGTCGCTTCACGACAATATATAACACCATCTTCAGCGATTGTTATTTGATCCATTACTATTTGTTTAGAAATTGTCATTCTATTATCCTATGTTGTAGTGTGGTAAACCACGATCATATGTAGCCCATTTACATCTATGGTTATATTTGTTTGAAAGACTAAAATATTTGAGTACCAAGATGCAAAACTAACCGAATTGGCGAGGGCACCGCCAAGTTGATTGGCAATGCCTGCGGTGGAGCCAGAAATCGGAAATGGTAGCGTTATATTATCCCATTGATGTATAGTTGGTTGTCCACTAATCGAAATGGTTACTGTAACAAGACGACCAATCTTAGTATAAATTGCATTATATGAGGCTGTTCCAGCAAATGTTATGCCAACACCTACTGGTGTCCAAGTTCCTTCTTCATAATCATCTAACGTGTTGGCATTTGAACTTGCTGATTGAGTAGCTGGAAATGTTATTCCAGTGCCTGATGTTGTTGGTGCAGCTGCTCCTACAGAGATGTTCTTTTGCAGAGTTACGCTGCCGGAGGAGTCGATGCGCATACCCTCAACATCACTTCCATATGTAAATACTACATTACCATTTCCAGTATTTGTTTTTATGCGACTACCAATACGCAAACCTATAGATTCCCATTGCATAAACTGGCTTGTTCCAGAGTAGTTTTTAACAGTCAAAGAGGCATTATCAGTAGAAGCTGTTCCAGTATTGTATGCTTGGATTAAGCCATAAATATCTGAGTAATTATTTGTAGCTGATACGGTTAAGCGACTTGTAGGACTACTCGTCCCAATCCCCACGTTACCGGAACCATCTTTATATATTTGATTTGCACCTATGGCAAGTATACCCGAACTGTCGGTGATTAGTGTTGCTGTAACCACTGGCAAAGTTAAGACTGTACTCCCTGCTACCGCAGGTGCTTGTAATGTTACAGTTCCTGATGTACTACCTTGCAGAGCTATATTACCTGCTACTTGTAACTTTTGAGTTGGTGAAGCAGTTCCAATCCCCACGTTGCCGGAAGCATCTTTATAAACCTGACCTGAGCCAATATTAAGTATGCCTGTGGAGCCTGTGAGTGTGCCTGTGTAGGTCGGGTTACTTAATGTCGGGCTTGCCAATGATGCTTTTAAGTCTAACGCGGTTTGGGTTGCTGTAGATACAGGTTTACCTACATCGGTTGTGTTATTGACAGAACCTAAGCCTACTTCAGTGGCTGTATAAGTAGGCTTAGTTGCCGCTTTAGCCCAAGCATATACGTCACTTGCAGGTAGAGTAGTGGGCAGAGTTTGATCCCCTGTATTTGATCCACTCAACGTGGTAATACTCAACTTTGTCTTGATACTGGTTGCGGATTCATCGCCTGTGTTAGTTCCAGTTACCGCGTCAATTTTGGTTTTATCCGCCGCGCTCATGCTACCCGCCGCTAATGTCGTAGCGGCTGAGATGCTAATAGCTGGAGTTAATCCGCCCGACGAAATAATAGGCGCTGATCCACTTACCGATGTAACGCCAGAAGCGGCGCCCGTCACATCAATAATAGTTTCAACAACGCCTACTTTTTGCTTTAAAAACAGCTTGCCGTCGTAGGTATTAATGCCTAACTCGCCGAGATCCAAATCGGTTGTAGTAGGTACTTTTCCTGATACGCTGGATTGCTTTAGCTTGATTTTATTTGCCATAAAAAGGCTCCCTTAAATTGCCAAAACTGGCAGGGTTAAAAAATTAAAAAGATCCGCCGTCAATTACTGAAACGTCAGTTAAGCCATTAGTCGTGCCAGCAGTAATTCGACCATAAACATCAGTAGTAACGCCCGTGTAACTCCCCGCTGTAATTCCAGTCGTCGCAAGATCAAGACTGTCTGCATTAACAACGATGCGCGAGCTTGAAGCAGTACCAACGTCTAACTGATTACCTGTTTTAGTTAAACCAGCTCCCGCTGTTATTTGACCTGCTCCGGAAAATTGCACGAAAGTAACTGCGGTTGTGCCAAGAGTGCCGCCCGCATCAACGGTACACAAAAAACCGTTATCAGCGTTGGTCGATCCTTTTTCAACGAATACATAAGCAGAGGCTAATTCACTCCATGAGTCACCATCTAAAGCGCGCGCCCATGAACTCGCTGAAACAATATAAATGCCATTTTGTGAGTCAGTAGTTTGATCCTTAACTAAAACTCGATCACCCGCCACCAAAGCAATGCCGTCAATGGTCATGGTGCCGGATAATGAAGCGATATTAGCCGTTGAAGCGGCAACAACTGAGCCTTTCGGATCTAAACCTTGCGCGACTGAATCAACATAGTTTTTAGTCGCCGCATCTTGAGCATTAACCGGATCAGCAAGGCTAGTAATTTTAAAACCACCATGCGAAAAATCAGCGGTAGGCGTTGAGATCTCATTTAAAGTAGCCAGTGAAGCGGCTGTAACTTGACCCTTACCATTAACAGTAATTTTAGTAAAAGTACCTACGTTACTATTAACCGTTGCTAATGTTAATGCGGCAGAAACAGCCGCCGATCCATCAAACGCCGAAAGCGTAGCCGTCGCATCGCCAGTTAGTGATAAATTACGCGCCGTTTCAAATTTAGTGGCAGTTCCCGCGTTGCCGCTAATAGTTCCGGTAATTTGATCTGTAAAAGTTTTGACGCCGCCAACAGTTTGAGCCGTTGATCGATCAACGAATGAACCCGTGCCAGCAATAGCGATAACGCTCGTAGCAGAGCCACCCGCACCACCCGTGCCAGTACCGTAATAAAGTACATTATCCTGCTCATTAAATGCCAACTCAGCATTTTGCAAACTTGATGGCGCTCCACTAGCACCGCCAGCCGCGCGTCGTTTAATTCTTACTGTATTTGCCATTAGAAGTTTCCACCATCAGTTAAGTCAAATTGTGAACGGTTACGGAAAACCGCCCCCGTGTATGAGATCACATCACCCTGTTGCGGGTCGCCTATAATCACAGGTATGCCATCAATATTATTGGCAGAGTTTTGGTCAATAACTTGCAGTTGATAGCTATTGTTTTCGATAATCTCAAAAGTTTGCGATGCGCTATTTTCAGAAATAACGATTAAATCGCTCGTAACCTCAACAGTATTGACGTTTTGATTTGCAGAATCAGAAACAATAACCACTAAGTCTGGCATTAGCGTGTTACCTCTGGAACAAAGAAAACAGCCCCCTGTAATAACCGCCTAACTTTTTCAGTCGAGTCAATAATCTCTAAATCATAAACAAATAAAGCACCCTCTTTTCCGTCCTGCCATAAACCAAATAAAGCAGGGTTTATCTTGACCGCCTTAGTTAAGCTCTCGCTGAAATTTATTTCAACCGTACCCTCAACTCCACCCAGCAAAATAGTGTCATCATCCGTTGACGCGGAAAGCAAAGTCAGTTTGCTGTCAATGGTTTCGCGGATCTGTAAGCGTGCAGAATAATCAGTTAAGTCGTGCGGATCTCCTGCATTATCTTTCCAGACGAACAACAAGCGCCAATCAGTGCCTTGCTCAATCGTTAAGTTATATATTCCCGCGCTCATTTCGCCACCGCCGATTGTTGAGCCGCAGTTTCCGCTTGCGTGACCGCTTGCATGTTATTAGCCAAGATTGACGCCTTGATGTAATCCTCCGGTATTCCCGCCGCCCGCATTTCAGCAATATCAGCGGCGATTTCTTTCCAGACGTTCGACGGATCTTTGCCCTGCTCCCTGATAATTTGACCCGCCGACATTAATAGATTGTTTTTAGCCGTAACCGCCGCATCAACATCAGCGCGCGGATCAATCCATTGCCAACGACGCGGTTGCCATGAAATTTCAGAGTATTTATCTAATCTTTCAGCCTTTAAAGGTCGACCCTTAACAGTAATTTGATTAGCCAATAATGAACGCTTCAGCCACGCTTCAAAAACAGGCTGGCATAACGACTCAATCAGCCACTCCTGCATTTCTTTCCAGTGTTCGCGTTCGTCCAAAGTGCCTTGGCGAATTGATGAAAAATTAACATTTTCAAGGTCATTAGCTAGGTTGTTATACAACACACCAAAGCCCGCCGAAATACCGCGCAACATCGCCTTGTTAAAAGTGGCAAATTCGCCAGCAGGGTATTGTGGGTTCCATTCTTTTAATTCAGCGCCCTCTGGTAAAACCGGAAAACTGCCGGGATCGCCATCCATTTGTAAATTTTCAGCTTCATCGTCGTCAATCTCCGGTCCGTGTCCCTCTTTCCACTGAATGAAACCCATTTTAGCCGCACCAACGCGCGCATTGACGATAGCCGCATCTTCAAAACCGACCAGTTGCTTCATCCTAAAAAGTCCGGTAGACATCCAAGGCAAGCCGCGCTTTTGTCCAACCATCTCAGGCAAATAGCCGTGTATTATTTCTTCGGCTGGTATCCGGTGATAATTTAAGCCAGCGTAGGTGTAATTGTAAAAAGCATCACTCTCTTTATTGATCGTAAAATGATAGCCAGTCGCGCGCCCGTACTGGTTAAACTCAACACCCGCCCGAATAAATGAACCATCACCCAAATCAAAACGATCAAAGTTAGGCTGGCATCGTTGCGGATCTAAAATCTGCAAAGCAAAGCCAAGTTCGCCCGCGTCTTTTCCGTAAATCTTGCGAAACATAAATTCGCCATCAACAACCGCCGACTGAATAGCGACAGATTGCATAGCACGCCAAGATTTTGAGCCGGAAACGTCGCAAGTGTCACGATGCCCCCATTTTGCCCATGCTTGCTCGATCGCTTCATTCGCTAAGTCATCCATCTTGCCATTAGCGTCTTTGGTCTGAGCCTGTAGCACAACGCCTTTCGGTCCGACGATATTTTGGCGCGCCAATCGAACAAAAGCCCGAGCATAATCGTTATTAACCGCTTGCTCTCTGGATCTAGCAACAAGCGTGCGCTGGTGCATCCTAATGAGCCATTCAGCGGTAACGGGCATGGACAACCAGTCGCCATTTAAACGGTCAGTTTTCGTCGCTTCAAACATACGCGCCGCCGTCGTTTTTGCTCCTGTAAATTTTTGACGTTGAGGTTGAGCCAATGGTTCTGCCGTGCCTTTCTTTCTGCTCTTAAATCCCCACATTATCGAAACACCACCCTGACAGAAGTATTAAATAAGTCGCCGCGTTTTGCTTTCAACTCCATACGCACCTGTGTTTTGTATCGATCTCTTAACAGCAATAAATCACTGATAGGTGTCCTTGATAATTCCCGATTGTTGATTGAGTATTTTTCTTGATCTCGAGTAGCGCGCTTTTCCAGTACCGCTTCAATCGCCGCAAGAGTTCTCTGAGCGTGCGTTGAGCCATCGAAACCAGCAGATGCCATTGATAAGTCGGGATCAATAATTATTTCGCCGCTTTCAACTTCAAACAGGTTTGCATCACCGTCCGAAACCCTCGCCGTGTACCAATATTTTCCCGCCGCCCAAGTCGAAGTAATATCTGCGCCAACGCGCAAGCGATGGGTATCGCTCTCAGCCGTAGCAGTTATGTTAATCTCACCAACTCCACGCAAAGCGACGAATAATGTCCACGCGCTGGCAGGATAAGCGGTTAAAACGATGGGGCGGTCAAAGGTTATGCCCGCTGAAACTCTTTGCGGTAAAATGCTCACTAAATACTCACCATTTCGATGCCCAGTTGCCTTTTTTCAAGGATGTAGATCGCTTAATTTTCTTCACAGTCTGTTCAATAGTTGGCAATGATTCCTCTTGCGTGTTTTCCTTTACTGGAGTGGGAGCTGGAATAACCTCAGGTAATGGGCGCCCTAATCTTTCAGCGGCACGTCTAAAAGACGGATTAACAATTTTTAATGCCGCTAACGCATAAACTCGACAATCTAAAGCCTCATTTCGGGGTCTAGTTTGATGCCACTCCCTGACCGGAAAGCCTTTAACATAGCGAGTCATTAATTTTTCAGCGGTTAATTGACTAAACCAATCATTATCACGATCAGATGGCGCATGACAATAACCCGCGCCATGATTCAAAACAGCTAGTCGACGCATTACAGTCAGCTTGGCTTCATCAACTCCAACCAAGAATAAATCAATCTTGCGCGCCGTTTTACCGGATTGTTTTCGGCTCGGCGCGGCAACAATAGGTCGACCCCATCCGCCAACACCTTTAATGCCAAAGATCCGGCGACCCGTTTTGCCTCTTAACCACTCATAAGCGGCTTGGGTATTGCCACCCGTTCCACCGGTGTCTACACATGCCCCCTGAATAGATAATTGCGCGCCACTTTCATGTTGCCAGCTTTGGTTTAAATAATCTTCAAGCTCATCCCACACATCGTGCTGTAGTGGATCTCCCCAAAACACCGCGTAATCAATCGACCAGCTTTCTTCACCATGACCCCAAGCAACAACTTCACACTCCAAACGATCTTGTTGCATATCGACGCCAGCGGTTAGTATTAATCCGCCCGCCGGAACTTGCGCGT